CGGCACCGTCATCTACGCGTGGCCGATCGACAGCCCGCTCCAGGCGGCGACGAACGAGTCCCTTCAGATCGCCGCTGGCGCGCTGACCCTTAATACCTGATCGGAGTCGCGGAATGGCCACGCTTGAGGACCTGCGGTCGCGGGTGCGCAGTGAGCTGGGCGACCGGCTCACGCCGTTCCGCGACACCATCCGGGGCACCGGGGACGTCGCTGAGTACGAACTGAGCGCGAACAACGTCACCGGCCTGGAGGCGGTCCAGGTCGTCGGCACCACACAGACGGTGCTCACCACCAGCGACTACGTCCTGGACGCGCTGAACGGCATCCTCACCCTGAACGCTGCGCTGCCGCTGGACGCTCTGCTGCTCGTGTCCGGGCAGTCCTTCAGCCTGTTCGCCGACGACGAGCTGGACGTGTACCTCAACGACGCGTTCGCCCAGCACAACCGTGGCCGGACCATCGCCACTCGCTACCGGGATACCAACGGGTTCATCCGCTACGACGATGAGCCCGTCGACTTCGCCAGCCTCCCGCCGGAGGAAGACGTCATGATCGTCATGCTGGCCTGCACGGAGGCGATGTGGGCGCTGGCCACTGATGCGGCCACGGACATCAACGTCCAGACCGCCGACGGTACTTCCGTCGACCGAGGCCAGCGGTTCGCGCAGATCCAGAAGCAGATCGAACTGCTCACCGACCGGTACAAGATGCTGTGCGAGAAGATGGGCGTCGGCCTGTACGCGATCGAGGTCACCAACCTCCGACGCGTCTCCCGTACGACCGGACGTCTCGTGCCGATCTTCCGTGAGCGCGAGTACGACGACTACTCGCTGCCGAAGCGGGTCCTCCCGCCGATCGGGCCGGGCCACCAGAACGACGACGAGTCCGGCATCCCGTCGCAGACCTGGGGCGGGTACTTCTGATGGGCCGCCTGGACTGGAAGCGCTCCGGCCGCTTCAACGCCAACTACGAGACCACCGAGATCATGGCGTCCCTGCGGGGGCGCCAGCACGAGATCGGCGAGATGGTCCAGTACTACCGCTACTCCCACACCGACCCGGCCGGGGACGACCTGTACGACGAGGCGACGGGCCAGGGGAAGACCTTCATCGGTCCGTACCGGATCCCGGCCCTGCACGTCATCCACAGCCAGGGCGCCTCGCAGGACACCCCGCAGGGTCTGTACACCGTCGACAACCTCTCCATCACCTCGTCGTTCGACTCGCTGCGGAAGATGGGGTTCACCGACCAGGACATCTCCCACGGGAAGTACCTCGTCGACCGGATCGTCTACGACACCTCGGTTTTCCGGGTCACATCCATTTCGGTTCTGGGCCAGATCCAGAACCGGGACATCATCGTCGGCATCGAGTGCGTACAGATGAAGCCGGACGAGTTGGTAAATGACGCCCAGTTCAAGCACTGGTCCCAGTAGCGGTTTATAAACTTCTCCGGCTTTCTTGGGATCCTGAATGGCGGAAGACTTCCGCTATTCGAGACCCGTGAGGCCCGCTTTGCCATGGCTCATCAACGAGGACCGCGCCGTTAAGGCGAAACTCCAGGGCCTCTCTGTCACCGACGCGAATGCACCGGACGGACGACCCGTTCCGGTGCGTTACCGCATTCCCGAGGTAGAGCTGGCGACGCAGACCTTCCCCCTGATCGTCATCGAGCACGCGGGCATCGAGAAGGCCGACGAGCGTGAGCACCGTGGCCCCGTCTACCTGCCGTACGCCCCCGAGGGCACGACCAGATGGTGGGCGGAGGGAGACACCTCCTACGACGTCACGCAGTCCCCGTACCTCGTCGACTACCCGATCCCCTTCGATCTGCGGTACCGCGTCATGGTCTTCACCCGTCTCGCAGAGCACGACATTGCGCTGGCGTCTTTGATGATGCAGCGCGATCGGATTCCTGCGCGGTTCGGATTTCTGGAGATCCCCGAGGACGGAACGGTACGTCGACTGGATCTTCTCGGCGGCCCCGAGCTGGCCGACACCCGCGACGAGAACGGAAAGCGTCTGTTCCGTCGCGAATACCTGATCTCTGTGTCCAGCGAAATGCTTCAGTCCGTCGCTGACGCGTACATCAAGGCGACCAGTGTGGCGCTGGACTTCGAGTACTTCACGGACAACGTAACTCGCCCATGACCCGGACCCAGGATTCGTAACCCCAGGAATTCACTTTCACCCAGGAGAAACAGATGACTGTCTACAAGCGGCCCGGTGTCTACATCGACGAGACGCTTACCCCGCTCGCGCAGACCGCGACGACTCCCGGCGAGTCCGTTGCGGCCTTCGTCGGCACCTCCAAGCAGGGCGGCCCGCTGGCGCCGACCCTGGTCTCGTCGTTCTCGCAGTACGTCGCCACCTACGGCGGCTTCGGCGACACCTCGGACCTGCTCCCGTTCGCCGTCTACCAGTTCTTCAACAACGGCGGCAACAGCGCCTACATCGTGCGCGCGGCGGCCTCCGACGCGGTCGCAGCGTCCGTCTCCCTGGAGGACACCGAGGCCACGCCTGAGCCGACCCTCAAGGTCACCGCGATCTCCCCGGGAACGTGGGGCAACCAGGTCTACGTCGACATCGTTCCGGGCGCCACCGGCTCCGGCCGGTTCGACATGTACGTCTACGTGGGCGGGGACACCGCCGCGTACCTCAAGGAGCGTTTCTCCGACGTCTCCCTGGACCCGTCCGACTCCCGCAACGCGCAGGCCCTGATCAACTCCCCGGTCACCGGCTCGTCCTTCATCCAGGTCCAGAGCCTGCTTAATACCGCGTGGGATCCCACCCACTCCCCGGCCGTACAGACGGGCACCGCGCTGACTGGTGGCACCGACGGCGTCGCCGCGCTCGACCTGGCCACTGCCGCCCAGCGGCTGGAGATCGTCGAGGACAACCTCGTCCTGAACGTGCCGGGCGTCACCGACGCGACGGTGCTCAACCCGATCATCCAGTGGGCCGAGGACCAGGGCTCGGTGTTCGTCGTCGTGGACGGTGCGAAGGCCACGTCTGCCGACAACGCCCACTCCTACGCGCTGAGCCTCCAGGGCATGTCCACGGGCGGCTCCGCGATCCGCTCGTCGTCCTACGCAGCCATCTACGGCCCGTGGCTGATCGTCAACGACCCGGCCACGACGTCGTCCGGCTCGGCCCGGCTGCTGCCTCCTGGTGGTGCTGTGCTCGGCCAGTACAGCCGTACCGACGCCTCCCGTGGTGTGCAGAAGCCACCGGCCGGTGTCGACACGGTCCTCAAGGGCGTGCTGGACGTGCAGTTCCGGTTCTCCAACGACGACCAGGACAACCTCAACGTCGCTGGCATCAACGTGCTGAAGTCGCTGCCCGGCACCGGCTTCGTCATCTACGGCGCCCGCACCCTGTCGACTGGCATGCCCGACCGGTACGTCTCCGTCCGCCGGTCGCTGATGCTGATCAAGAAGGGCATCCTCGACGCCACCCGGTTCGCCGTCTTCGAGCCCAACGACTCGATCCTGTGGGACCAGGTCAACGCGGTCATCTCGCAGTACCTGCTGACCCTCATGCAGACGGGCGTGCTGGCCGGAACCACTCCGGAGCAGGCGTTCTTCGTGGTGTGCGACTCGACCAACAACACCGCCGCGTCGGTGGCGAACGGGGTCGTGAACATCTCCGTCGGTGTCGCTCTCCAGACCCCGGCCGAATTCATCGTCATCGAGATCGGCCAGTTCAGCGGTGGTTCCTCCGCCACTGACAGCACGGCCACTTCCTGAGAGGTAACCCACTGATGGCTACGACCACGTCCACCGTCGGACACATCGCGACGGACCCGCTTCGGAACTTCAAGTTCCAGGTCCAGATCCAGCACCCGGGCATCAAGGGCTTCGCCCGCATGGGCTTCATGTCCGTTTCAGGTCTGAACGTCACGACCGAGGTGATTCCGTACCGCGAGGGCGGTATGAACACAACGACCCAGAAGATGCCGGGGCAGAGCGACTTCGCCCCCATCACCCTCTCCAAGGGCCTCGCGGTCGGCGACTCGCAGATGATGGACTGGATGCGGCAGTTGTTCACTGTCCTCCAGGGAACCGGAAACGGAAAGGCCGGTGCGGAATTCCGGCACATGGTCGACATCAAGGTGCTCGACCACCCGGTGACTTCCGGCGCCACTCCCGCCAAGGCTGCGTTCCGCGTTTACAACGCGTGGCCCACGGCGGTGGCCTTCTCGGACCTGGACGCGGGCGCCAACGCGATCATCGTTCAGCAGATGACCCTCGCTCACGAGGGCTTCGAGTTCAAGTTGGCTAACAGCACGGGCTCGTCTTCCGTTAGTTTCTAATAGCGGATTCCCGAGACTCGACTAGGAGCAAAACCAGTGGCTAACGACCTTAATACCGAGGGGTACTCCAGCCCCCTTGCGAACCCCGGTGCAGCGAACGCCGCCATCGCGGCAGTGCTCAACCAGGGGGGCGAGGTCGCAAAGCCCGAGATCGCTTTCCCGGCAGGTGGTAATTTCCGCCTGCCGGGAGGCTATGTCTTGGGCAACGACTTCCCTAGCACCCGTTTCGACGCCGAGGTGCGGGAACTTACCGGCGCGGACGAAGAGGCCATCACCAAGGCCCGCCAGGGCGGTGTCGGCAAGTTCATCTCCACCCTGCTCGCCTCCGGAACTGTTTCCGTGGGAGGCGAGAAGACCAGCCCCGTCCTTCTGTCCAACCTCCTGCTCGGCGACCGCGACATGCTCCTGATGGAGATCCGGCGCGCGACCTACGGCGACGAGATCGTCTGGGAGCGGTTCTCCTGCATGCACTGCGGCGAGGAGTTCCGCCTGTCCGTCACGCTCGACGAGATCCCCGTCCGGCGCCTGGAGGACCCGTCCCAGCGCATCTTCGAAGTCGAACTGCGAAAGGGCCGTAAGGCATTCGTCCGGCTTCCCGTCGGCAACGACCAGGACGCAATCCTCGCCGTCGTCGACCGAACCACCGACTCCGAGCAGAACACCCTCCTGCTTTCCCGCTGCCTCATTTCCGTGGTCGAGGCCGACGGCAGCGAGAATGCCGTCACCGGAAATCCCGAGTTCGCCCGCTCTCTGGGCATCGTGGACCGAAAGCGCATCCTCGATGCGATTGAGAACAAGCAGCCCGGTCCTCAGTACAATGAGGTCAAGTTCACGCACGATTCGTGCGGAAAGGAGGTCCCCCTCTTCATTTCGGCGGGGGATCTGTTTCAGGGCCTGTAACTACCACGACACGTACTTCGAATACGAGCAACTAGTCGAACTAAGTCCGGCGTGGAGCCTCAGCGAGATTCGCCGGTTGACCGTGCGCGAGCGTCTTCACTGGGTGAAGTGGTTCAGGGCGCAGCGACATAGGCGAATTGCTGAGGCAGAGAATGGCTGAGAGCACTGTGGCGGGGCAGGGAACGCTCCTGGGGTGGAATAAGGCCCAGGACGCGATCTCTGCCCTGACGCGTACCATCAACGACCTGAACAAGGGTCTCAAGGGCGTAAACACCGGAGTCGGGCAGATGTCCCGTTCCCGGGGCGTAGGCATGGCGCTGGGCGACGTATGGAACGGCACCAGCAACTACGCCCGTAACGTCGGCTCTGTCGGTAACGGGGGCGCCGTCCGCTTCTCCAACAACGGCTCGCAGGGTGGCGGTGCGTCCAACAACGGTGGCTCCGGCGGTTCTGGTGGCTCCGGTGGCACGAACACCCCCCGTCTGGGTGGTGGCTCGGGAAACAACGGCGGCCAGAAGAGCCGCTACACCCTCAAGAGCGGTCTCCAGGGCGTCGTCGCGTGGGGCCAGAAGCAGTTGCCCGACCAGGTCGACATGCAGACGACCGCCTACCAGGCGGCGCAGTACTCGTCCCAGTCCTGGCACACGCTGCGTGACGCGGCCTTCAAGAACAACTTCACCGCCCAGTCCACCCAGGACGCGGCGTCGGCCTACGCCACGATGTCGCAGATGGGCCTGTCGCCCGGCTCTGCGAACTTCAACACGAACTGGAACTACGTCAAGGGCACCTCGGGATACCTGAACCCGGGCATGTCCGAGGCGCAGCGTGCGCAGGGTACGGCCGCAGCGTGGAGCGCTACGACGTACAACACGCTGCGCGGCATGGGCATCCAGACGATCAAGAACGGCACGAAGCAGAGCCCTCGACAGATCGCCCAGCAGATCTACCAGCGGTTCCCGGAACTCAAGCGGGTCAAGACGAACGCGCAGTTGTCGGCAACCCTCGACGACCCAGGCTCCGGCCTGAACCAGTCGCTGAACTCCTGGGGCCTGGACCAGAACACCCTGCAACTGGTCAAGGGTGAACTCAAGGGCATGATGCTCGCGCAGATCCACGGCGGTTCTGCGCAGACGTACGTCAGCCTCGCCAACCAGCGCGACAGCGGATCCACGCAGGAGAAGAAGAACTCCGCCCAGAGCGCGCTCGGAAAGATGGGCATCGGCGGGTCGACCGCCAACACCCTGATGACCCGCGCGGGCACCCTGCGGAACCAGGAAGTCAACACCAACGATGCCTTCACGTCCGGTCTCCAGACCGCGACGAAGTACCTGGACATGTTCTCCACCGCGCTCCAGGGCGTCCTGAAGTCGACCGGCGCGGACTCCGTCCTGGGATTCACCGGCGGTGCTGGCTCCCTGCTGGGCTCCAGCATCGGCTCCGGCATCGGCGCCTACGGCACCATGCGCGGTCTCGCCTCGGTGGGACGCCTGGCCGGTATGGGCGGAAGCGGAGGCGGTGGTCTGCTCGGTGCTGCTCGGGCGGCCCTGGGTGGCGGTACGGGAGAGGCTGCGGGCTTCGGTGCTCTGGGAGGTGCCCTGGACCTGTCTGGGGCCGCTCTGGGCGCTGCTGGCGGTTTCGGTATCGGCGCCTACCTCACACACCACTTCGGCTCGAAGGTCGTCGACCACGTCAGCAAGAAGGGCTCGACTGGCAACAAGTGGGGCCACGTCGCTGTCGACGCCGGAGCGGGCGCCCTGACGGGTGCGGCCATCGGCTCCGTCGTCCCGGTCATCGGTACCGGTATCGGTGCAGCGGTCGGTGGTGTGATCGGCGCGGGCACGGGCATCGTCAGCAACTTCTTCGGTGGTGCTGGTGGCTCGGGCGGTGCGGCTTCCGCCACGGGTAGCAAGACGTCCGGCGCGAAGGCCACGGGTACGCAGGGCGCGGGCAAGACGGCTGCTGCCGTTATCAAGGTCGCCATGAGGTATCTGGGCGTGAAGTACGTCTGGGGTGGCAGCACTCCGAAGGGCTTCGACTGCTCCGGCCTGATCCAGTATTCGTTCCGGCAGATCGGGGTGTCCCTGCCCCGTACGGCCGCGCAGCAGCAGCGGGCGGGCAAGAAGGTCAACCTCAGCGACGTGCGCGCGGGAGACCTGCTCTTCAACGGCAACCCGGCACACCACGTCGTGATGTGCATCGGCGGCGGCAAGATCATTGAGGCGCCGCACACGGGAGCCGTGGTCCGCGTCCGGTCCTTCCGGCCGAGCGAGTTCACCAACGCTGTGCGGGTCCTCGGTTCCGTCGGCAACCTCGGAGACCCCTCCAGCGACACCGAGGAGACGGCCGGTTCGGACTCCAACCGCCTGTCCACCATGGGCTTCGGCGGTGACGTCGGCTCGTACGGCTCGATCGAGGAGGCGGACGCCATCGCGTCCGGCATCACCTCGACCGGCGCAGGTATCGGCTCCGACGCGGGCAGCAAGGACTCGAAGGACGACGCCTCCAACGACGCGGTCCCGACCAACATGCCGTCCGGCAACGTCAAGAAGTGGATCAAGACGGCGCTCGGGATCCTGCACCAGGACACCAAGCAGAACGAGTCCATCGTCAACACGATGATCCAGCACGAGTCGTCGGGTAACCCTCACGCGATCAACCGCACCGACTCAAACGCCAGGGCGGGTCACCCGTCCAAGGGCATCATGCAGACGATCGACTCGACGTTCAACGCGTACTCGATCAAGGGCCACAAGGACATCTGGAACCCCGTCGACAACATCATCGCGGGCGTGCGCTACGAGGAGTCGCGCTACCACACGCTGGCCAACGCGCCGGGCATCAAGTCCATGGCCAACGGCGGCAAGTACAAGGGCTACGCGGTCGGCTCGACGAACATCGACGTAGACCAGACGGCACGCGTCCACGCAGGCGAGATGATCATCCCGGCCTACCAGGCAGACGCCATGCGCAAGGTCCTGGCCGGGAACAACGCCATGTCCTCCGTCGGCGGGCTTAATACCAAGGGCGCCACGCCCACCCTGAACTTCCACTCCGGTGCGATCACCGTGCAGGTGCAGGGCGTCATGGACCAGCGCGCGGCCCGGGATGCTGCCCAGCAGTTCATACAGGCCATCGCCGAGGACAACCGAATCAACCTCATCGCGGCAGGAAACTAATGGCTACGCGGATCCAGGACAATGGCTCTTTCGACCCCCGCATAACGAAACTCCCCGGCCTTCAGTCACTCGTTGGCGGGGGTAAGAAGTTGAGCCGGGGCTTCATCATTCAGGAGAAGCCGGTAGACGGCGTGCGCTACCGGTGCAATTTCCTGTACAACCCGAGCGTCCTGAATGTCTCGCACTCCGTGAATTCAGCGGTCCAGGCGGACGACAATGCGCTCAACCCGAACGACGTGACGGCAAAGGACTTCCTTATGCCGTTGCAGCAGACGGTCCAGTTCAACCTGCTTTTCGACCGGACCTACGAGATGTGGGACTCCTCCCGGGTGTCCGGCGCCGAGAACATATTCGTACCTGCTCTCGGCGTGGGCTGGGACATTTCCATGCTCTACAAGATCACCGGTATCTCCGCATCCGTAGACGTAACCGGCGAGGGTGCAGACGCCACGGGCGACTCCTCGAAGTCGTTCCGAAAGGGGCAGTTCAGTTTCGACGCGGCCGGTCCCATGCTGTACGTCCCGGTCTACCTCGTCGTCGGCGACACCCTGAACTACTACGGGGTCATCCAGGACCTCGAAATCCAGTACACCCACTGGAACCAGCAGATGATCCCGTCCCGCTGTCAGGTGTCCATCACCATGCAGTTGCTTCCGAAGCCGAAGGGCGGCGGGGAATTCGTGTCCTTCGGAAGGCTCCCCGCAGGAATGACCCCGGACGACTTCGCTAAAGGGGCAAACGGAAAGGGTGGACGATGATCTCCGCTGACTCCCGCTACGCAGACTCGACCCTCACTCTGGTTGCCTCCGGGCGCGGCACGAACCTCACCATCGTGCCCGGCCAGCAGCGCGAGTGGTCGTTCAACTTCACCTACCACCAGTTGACCGGCGCCGACCGGATCGACCTGCTCGCCGTGCAGTACTTCGGCGACGCACGGATGTGGTGGAACATCGCCGACGCCAACCCCGAGGTCATGGACTGGACCGTCCTTACCCCGGGACAGATCATCAGGATCCCGAATGCCTGAGCCGACACCTGTCACCGGCCTGACCATCTCCGGCCACCGGGTAACCAACTACATCAAGCGCGTCGAGGTCCGCGAGGGCTACGGCACGCACTCCATGGCGATCGTGGACGTGACGACCAGCGCCGCCAGCTCGGCCTACCCCGAGCTGGCCCCTGTCGTGCTCGACTACGGCCGCAGTCCCAACGACATCGTCCGCTGGTACGGCTACGTGCACCACTCCAGCGTCCTGGCCAGCAACAGTTCCAAGACGGTGACCGCACGCTACGTGTGCATCGGCACCAGCCTGCCGCTGAACATCCAGCGGACCCGGTCATGGAAGAACGTCAGCCCCACCTCCATCGTCCGCCAGGTAGGGCGCCAGAACGGGCTGCGTACCGTCATCTCCCCGTCCTCCCGGAGGCTCACCTACTGGGCGCAGAGCGGGCAGAGCGACTTCAAACTCCTCCAGGACCTGGCGCACGAAGTCGGCTTCCGGTTTTGGGTGGAAGGGACGACGCTCTACTTCCTCGACCCGCGCGTCCTCCTTCTGGGGCAGAAGGCCCAGAACATCCCGGTGTTCTCCAAGAACCAGCAGCCCGGGGTTATGGACACCATCCGGGAGTTGTCGATCCTCGCGGGCACCATGGTTCCCCGCCAGAACGGCACAACGGGCACCAGCAGCATCTCCGGCCTGGACGCGAAAACCGGCCGGGTGATCAAGGCTTCGTCCGCGTCGAATACCGGGACGTCTGCATTCCTCAATTCCATAACGACCGCTCGGGCCGTCGACAACTACGCGGACGCGCAGGCGCTTATGGAAGCCCGCACGCTCGCCTCGCGTGGCTGGCTCACCATGCAGGCCACGCTGTACGGCACGGCAAAGGTTACCCCGGGGACGCTGGTCGCTATCACCGGGCGTTCCCTTTCTTCGGACCGTACCGGCCGGTGGATGGTGACCGGAACCAAGCACATCATCAACCGGGACAAGAGCAATTCCGGGTGGGTGTTCACCACGACCGTCGATGCGGAAAGGGACCAGCCCTACGCGGTAACATTCCGGAGCGATGCTAACAAGCGATTCAAATTCGATACCGTCCCGGCTGTCTTGAGGAACAAGCAGTTCTGGGAATCGAGTCTTCTGGAGGACATCAATGTCGGCTGATCCGGTGCTGGGAATGTACCGGGCGAGCGTGGCCAATAACCAGGACCCGCTGAATGAGGCCCGCGTCACGCTGCTCATTCCCCAGGTTCTCGGAAACGCCGAGAGCGCCTGGTCCGTCCCTGCTTCCCCGACCAACACGATCCCGCCGATCGGGCAGACGGTATGGGTGCAGTTCTCCGGCGGGGACATAACCAAGCCGGTCTACTCCCCGCTCGGCATCAAGGCCGTCCAGGACCAGGTCTCCTCCGGCAGCGAGCTGGACTCCCTGCCGCCCAAGGAACCGACCGCGCTCACCCTGACCACGGTGCAGTACGTCTCCGACGAGGGCGCCACGCAGGCCCGCGTGACGGCGAGCTGGACCCCGCCGACGGAGAACCAGGACGGGACCACCCTCACCGACCTCTCCCACTACCTGCTCCAGACCTCCTACGACAACAGCAACTGGAGCGGCGGCTTCGTCACCACGGAGGACTTGGTCCTCCTCGACGGGCTTAATACCGGCGCGGCCTTCTACGTGAGGGTCGCGGCCGTCGACACCAGCAACAACGCCTCCCTGTGGGCGACCGCCGACCTCACCACGGCGTCTGCGTCCACCCCGCCTCCGGTGCCCTCCGCGCCGGGGGTCGTCGGCGTGCTCGGTGGCCTGCGCGTCACCTGGAACGGCCTGGACTACCAGGGCAACCCCATGCCCGCGATCTTCTCCCACGTGCAGGTGCAGCGCGACACCGACGTGAACTTCCCCAACCCGGTCGTCGTGGGCACCCTGCCCGGCCCGGACTTCCTGTACGACTCCGTGCAGAACTACGCCAGCGCCTACGTCTACCGGCTCGTCGCGTACTCCAAGGTCGCCATCGCCTCCGCCCCGTCCGGCTCGAACTCCGGAACGGCCCATCAGGCCGGTACCGCCGACATCGCCGCGAACTCGGTCACCGCCAACCAGATGGCGGCCGGGACGATCACCGCAGAGTCCGGAGTCATCGCGTCCATCGACGCCTCCAAGATCACGGTGGGCAAGCTCACCGCCTCCCAGATCGACGCCACCAACCTCGTCGTCTCCGGCGGGAACGTCTCCGGTCAGGTCTCCTCTGCGGCCACGGCCGGTTCCGCAACGACGGCGGGTTCCGCAACGACGGCAGGTTCGGCGTCCTCGGCGACCACGGTCACCGGCTCCATCGGCGCGGGCGTCAGCATCCCGGCCAACCAGTTGAACAACGGCACCATACCGACCACAACGACGATCAACGGCGGCTCGATAACCACCGGCATCATCAGCGCATCCGTGATCGGGGCCCGGTCCATCACGACGGACAAGATGGTCATCGGCGATACGTCGAACATCCTCCTGGACCCCCAGTTCACGCAGAACAGCACCGCCTGGAACTGGAGCGGCAACGTCGTCCGTACGGCCGCCAGCGACGCCAGCGTGCCCACGGGCGCTCCGGCTTCGTGGGTCGCCAAACTCATCAACCAGACCAGCGTCAACACCGACCTCACGTGGAAGCACACGAACACCACGACGACCGGCATGGCGGTAACCCCGGGGGAGGCGTACTACGTGGAGGCGTGGGTCGTCGCCTCCAGCGACTGCAACGCCAACCTCCGGTTCTTCCTCACGACATGGGACGCCGCTGGCAACAACATCTCCTGGCCGTCCGTCCCCAACGTCGCACCGTCCGCAGCGCAGACCTGGACCAAGATCAGCGGTCAGATCACCATCCCGACCGGGAAGTACCTGGCGACCTTCGGTGTCGGCGCGCTCCAGACGACGCCGACGACTGCTGCCGGTTCGTGGTTCGTCACCAACGTCAAGATGCGCAAGGCTGTCGACAACGCGCTGGTGGTGGACGGCTCCCTCACCGCCAGCAAGATCACCGCAGGCACGCTGACCGTCGACAAACTCAGCGCCGGACTCCAGGGCACCGTCGGCCAGAAGTTCTACGACTTCGGCGCGGACGCCAGCAAGTGGAGCAACGGATCCACCGGCACCATGACCACGGTCTCAGTGACGGACGCTGCCTCCGGTGGCTCCGTCATGCGCTGCGTCGGCTACATCCAGGGCGCCTACCGCCCGGACCTCCTCATACCCTTCGACCCAGGCGTCACCTACCGCGTCACCTGCCGCGTACGGCAGACCGTCGCCAACGCGGTCACCGGCACCAACCAGAACGTCTACGTCGGGGTCACTGGCATCGGCGCTGACGGCGTGACCCTGGTCAACATCTCCGGCTCGAACTCGCGGGCCAGCCAGGCGTACTGCGCCACTAGGGCCACCTACATCAACACCGGGTCCGGGTGGCAGATCTTCACCGGCTACATCAAGGGCACGGCCGCGACCGGTGACGCTGGACCCAACACCAGCCCGACCAACCCGATGCGTCTTCACCAGAACGTGAAGTACCTCAGCCCCTGCCTGTACGCCAACTACAACGGCGGTACGGGCACGCTTGAGATGGACATGTTCACCATCGAGGTCGTCGAGACCGGCCAGGTCAACTCGGCCAACATCAACCTGGGCAACGTGAACGCCGCACACCTGTCGCTGGGCGCGGTCTCCGGCAACCTCGTCACCAACCCGGGCTTCGAGGACACCTCCATGACCGGGTGGACCTCCTCCTCCATCGACGCCAACAACGTCTCGAAGATCGAGATCGGTTCAGGTGTTGCACCTGCACGCTCCGGCCAGGGCAAAGCCTCCCTCGGCGCCCTCAACACCGGCTGGGCCAAGATCGTCAGCGACCCGTTCCCCGTGGTCGCCGCATCCACGTACATGTTCCGCTACTGGTACTACGGCCAGGGGGGTATCCAGGTCACCTTCGAGACCAGCCCGGACAAGGTCACCTGGACCGACCAGATGGGCGGAGTCAACAACTACGCCGTCAACAACACCTCTGGGTACTCGGAGGACATCTTCGAGATGACGGCGCCGACGGGGGCCCTGTGGGGTCGGGT